ATGGTTCAGATGGTAACTAACATGTTGCTAGCTAAAGCTCAATTTGGCGGACAGCAACTAGACACTATAAGCAAGTCTCAACTTATTAAAGCTGGCATTCAAACTCAAACAGTCTCAGATATAGCTAGCCAAACAGCTGCTCAAACGCAGCTCCTTACAAGCACAGCCTCTGCAGCCTCTGGAGGATATGACGCAGCGACTAAGATTAATACGGCTGCCACAACGTTTGAAAGCGCTGTAAAAATATTTGCTGGTGCAGCTGCTGTAAACTCTTTGGTTCAAGGTATAGGCGGAGGAACTATAGGAACTATAGCAAAAGTTATCGGTAAGATACTTCCGTTTATTGGCTTTGCTGATGGAGGGCCTGTTAAAGAGGGCGGCCCTATGGGTCAGGGCGATCTTCCATACGTTGTTGGTGAAAAAGGACCTGAGCTTTTTATTCCTAAGTCTGATGGAACTATTATACCTAACCATCTTTTAGGAAAGTTTACTGGAAAAGCTGGCGGAGGAGATATAGCTGCCTATGAGTCTAGTTTCTTTAAAGATATAGGTGCTCCCAATACCGCTGCTAATAGGTCTACATTAGAACAATGGATGATGTACGAAAAGGGAAGCAACCCAACCCAATGGAATAACCCTATGAACACCACACTAAGTATGTCTGGTTCTACGTCTGTTAACTCAGAGGGAGTACAGAAGTACTCAAGTTTGACTCAAGGAGCTTTGGCTAATGCCGATACCCTTCTTAACACAAAGGGTGAAGGTTATGAGTCTATTCTTGCCAATCTGCGTAAAGGTGATTCTAGCTCAAAGACTTGGGCATCTATCGTTCAATCTGGATGGGTAACTGGAAAAGTTGACCCTAAGAGAACCTCTTATGGTGCGGGCGGAGGAACTTCAAGCGGAGTAGCCTCTGGGTCCTCTTCGGCACCTATGCCTACTAGTTTAAATGCTGCAGCGTCCGCAGCCTCCTCAGAATTTGGTTCAGGAGCAGGTAACGTTAACTACGGAGGATTTACTATACAATTTAACGGAATTACAGACACAGCGAAGATTGCAGCTGCAGTTAAAAACATACTTAGTAATCCCGCCGCATCTATAGGAAAGAAGTAACGCCATGGCCGCTAATACAACTAGTTCAGGTAAAGGCGCTATAGGCACAGTTGATCTAAGCAAACTTGACCCTCAAGTAAGAAAAACTATTTTAGAGACAGCTGCTGTCGATTACGCCATATATGGAAACACAAATAAAGCTGTAAAGTTATCTGTTCCGTTTGTTACTTCAAGCGGTGGCGGTTACTATGAACTAAACGGCAAACTTACAACAAATAAACAGGCTGTGTTTACCCCTCCCCCACCTCCACAACCTACACCAAGCAACACAACTCCAAAAGACATTAAGTTTAACTTGCCTCCTCATTTGTGGAGTTTGCCCGCAAAAACAGACTCTTTAAAAACAGGACCTATCACTACAGACGGATACCGTTTATCACGTATGTGGTGTTTTCAAGCACCTGACCCTGTAATAACAAACACTGATGCATCAAAACAAGCAACTAATGGTGGAACAGTAACAGACTACACAGCAGCACAATTAGCAGGAACTGTTGTAAAACAGTCTAGTGTCCCTGTTGACAATCAGTGGGGTTTTCAATTTCTATGGAACCCTACTAGTATTACCACATCTCTTACACGTAATATGAGTGTTACTCCAAGCTCTACTGACCAGTATGCAGGACTAGCTGGAATGTTTAGTGCTATGGAGCAGATATCATTCTCCATAGTAATTGATAGGGTTAACGACTTTGCATGTGCTGGAGGAGCTGCCTTAACTACCGGAGCTGATCAAACCAGATCTTATGACCAAGGAGCCCTCAACACTTTAATTAGTCAAGGCTATTATGCTGGAGGATACCCGTCAAAACCAGTAAACCCTGAACAACCGATTGACCAACTTAACGCATTACTGCGACTAGGTACTATGGCAGATGTCGAGTATATATTTAAGATGCTTAACGGAACAGGTACTGGAAGCGGATCAAATCAAAAAAACTGGACAAATGCTTTGGGCAAGCACACAGCTGACGTAGCTTTCTTAAATCCAACAGCAGTGGCTATTCAGTTCGGCCCTACTATTAATAACCTTTCTTATGTAGGTTACATAGATAGTATGCAGATTGTGCACTCTATATTTACTCAGGACATGCTCCCACTACACACTGAGATAACAGTTTCTTTCCTTGGATTCTCAATGCTAACACAGACGGCAGGAGCTATTTAATGACGATTCTAAAAGGTTCTAGGTATGAGCGTTCGACTATTGAATTTGTAACTAACACCCCTAATGGTGACGGCAATCCAATAGTTTTTTATGAGCGGGTACTTTTAGGCAAGTTGACTTACAAAGACCATGTATACGTTGAGGGCGAGCGTTTAGATCAGCTTGCGTACCTTTACTATAAAAACCCAGAGTACTGGTGGATCATACCTGAGTACAACCCTCAAATCCCAGACTTTACTAACATCGTTCCTGGAACAGTTATAAGGATACCTAGTGTTTAATTACGTATCCGTAGACTTCCCTAATACCAGTGTGCCTCCTGTAATGGTGTACAACTTAGCTTTGTACCAAAACAGGTATGAGCATGAGGTAGCGGTTATTCAATTTCGAGACTGGAACGTAAATTACGATTCCGTTCAAGCAGGCTCTCCTATATCTTTTACAATAGCGAGTCTGTCAAACTCTAGAACTTTTTATGGCTATGTTCACCACGTAAACTTAAACCGCGATACTGGAACAAGTATTACAGAGGTAACTGCCATAAGTGCATCCTTTGTAATGAAGAACCAGTACCAACAAGTTTATAAAGGTTTGTCTGCAGACGCCATTATTCAACAAATTGCAAAGAGAAATAACTTTGTCTGTTTCTCTGTGCCACATCCTCGTATATACCCTCAAGTATCTCAAGCAGGGCACAGTGATTGGGAGCTTTGTGTACGCTTAGCTAAGCAATCTGGCTACACTCTTCGAACTCAAAACACTGAACTTTACTTTCAACCTATGCTTTATGATTACACAAATATGCGGGCTAATGCTCCAGTATTTACTATGAGAGAGTCTAACGACCCCAACGGATCAACACTATATTCGTTCATGCCTACCATAAGTGAGTCTATGGAGTACGGTGGAGATGAAACAAAAGCAGCCGTAGCTGTCTCTGGTTTAGACCCTAACACGCTTTCACCAATATCTATTACAAAACAGTCCAGGGCTAAGACAACTAAAAATACAGCTTCTCCAGAGTTTTTTGATAGGTTTGATACCTCCACAGTTATTACAGACTCTACGGTAGCTGCTCATGAGTCTGAAGCCGCTGAAAATAGAAACATGTTTCCTTACAGAGGTACGGCTGAAGTAAAAGGTAACGCATCTTTGCGCCCAGACATGCCTGTTTATATACAAGGAGTTGGCTCTACATACAGCGGTTATTGGACCATTCTTGGAACAGAGCACAAAATAATTGAAACAGAGAGAAACTCTCAAACATATACGACTGTGCTTCATCTTGGAACAGATTCATTAGGATCGGCTGTTACGTGGACAGACGGAAATACAATCACAGCACCAGCCAGTAATCCAGCGCGCACTATAGTTCCAGGGGTACGACAAACGGCTATCGCGCCAGTAACAAAACTAATTAAAGGGTCCCTTAATCTTGGGCCTCAGTCCAAAGGTTACTTTGGAATCGCAACCAACAGATCTAAACCAACTACTAGCGGCCAGTTGGTCAATGGACCTGTATGGGTCACTGGTACACTTACACTAGACCCAATTACACAGCCGTCTACTAGCGTCTATCAGACTAATACGGCCCCACAAGGTAAGGTGCCAAAAATACTATGAACGGCGACATTCGCTTCTATGGTATGTATGAGGGCATATGCACTAATAATGAAGACCCAGATCTTAAAAATAAGATTAAATTGCAAGTGCCTCAGGTATTAGGTACCGATGAGACTGATTGGGCAAAACCCTGCCTTCCAGTTAATGATAACTCTAACCACCCAGATCATCAAGCCCATACTGCCTCTCAGGTTGCGGCCTTATTGACCACAACTCCTACTACAGCATCAGATCCGCAAGGCGGGTCTGTGACTATACCTGCATTAACTGTTGTGGCAAAGAGCGGAGCTGGAACTTTGAAGCATCCTCATGTAGCAACACTAAGCACAGCTAATAAATGGAATGCCTCTTCTGGCACGGCTTTCAATGATGCTACTAGTACTTTAGAGCATACACCGCATCGATTAGTCCCTAATATTGGGCAAAAGGTTTGGGTAATGTTTATCGCAGGAGACCCTAATTTTCCAGTATGGATGGGAGTTGAACTATGAGTGTAACGCCTAGAGCCATCTCTTTACCTTTTAGCTTTGATGTGAACGGTGCGGTTTCCTACACAGAAGATCCACGAAAGATAGTACAAGACAGAATTGTTATAGTAGTTATGACGCTTTTAAGTGAGCGTTTAATGAGACCTGGATTTGGTACTAACGTAAGAGCTCAAGTATTTGAAAACATAAACGGACTTACCTCTGCTATTGAGCAGGATATAAGTATTGGTTTTTCTAAATGGCTTCCATCCCTTAATTTCCTAGGGGTTACTCTGTCAACAGATTCATCCGACGTAACGTATGTAAATGTTGAATATAACTACGGCACTGGGACAGCTGCAGATGTAGTTGCCATACAAACATCTTTATTTGATCAGTCAGGAAACTTATTAACGGAGGTCCCAAATGGCAACTAATAGCGTAGCTACGTACGTTCCATCTATTGACTATACAAGCAGAGATTTCTTTTCAATCCTTCAGGATATGATCAACCTTATCCCTAACACTTCACCTAACTGGACCAACCGCGACCCTTCAGATTTCGGCATAACTCTATTAGAGCTATTTGCATACATGGGCGACATTCTTAATTACTATGTAGATGTAGCAGCAAATGAAGGGTTTATTACTAGCGCTGTTCAAAGACAAAGTGTGCTTAGCCTAGCCACCCTTCTAGGGTACACGCCTACAGACAGCGTGGCGTCTACGGTAACACTTACCTTTCAGAACTCTACTGGCTCAGATATTACGTTACCTGCCTTAACTCAAGTAGCTACGTCATTAGTAGCTAATGCAACTACTTCTCAAATTTTATTTGAAGCTAACGCTAATACAGCTACTTCAGATGGTTCTTGGACAGTACCTGCTAATGGGTCTGTATCTGTACCAGCCACTCAAGGGCAAACAATTTCTAATGAGATTGTGGGAACGTCTACAAATGGACTATATCAGACATACCAACTAGCTAATCCCAGTGTTATTAGTGGATCTATCAATGTCACTATTAGTGGCGTTGGATATCAACAAGTTCAATATCTTATTGATGCTGGCGGATATGACCCTGTGTACCAAGTATTTACAGATGCAAACGGAGTTACCTCTATCGAGTTTGGTGACAACGTTAGTGGACGCGTCCCACCTTCAGGGGTTCCTATTTACGCAACATACCGTATTGGCGGAGGTGCTGTAGGAAATGTTGCACAGAACACCATTAAATACGTAATTAAGGTTCCTGGCAGCTCTTCTATCCCAGCAGGACTTACTGTTTCAAACCAAACAGGGGCTGCAACAGGGGGCGCGGACCCAGAGTCTACAGACTCTATCCGTGTCAACGCACCTTTAAGCATTCGTTCAGTAAACAGAGCAGTGTCCGTGCTAGATTATGCAAGCTTAGCTGTTCAAGTAAACGGTGTTTCTAAAGCTATTGCTACTGCTAACGTTTACTCTTCTGTAACTTTATATGTATGCCCTGCAGGTGACCCTGGAGTAGCCACAGATAATATAACCCCCACCTCTACATTTAACACGATCACTAATAACGTTTTAGCCTACTTGCAGGATAAAACGCCAGGCAATACCAGCATCACGTTTCAACCTCCAACGTATGTTGGCGTTTACCTTATTGTGAACATAACTGTAGATAGTAAATTTAGTCAATCTTCTGTTCTATCAAACGTCACTGCAGCGATAAATACACTATTAAGTATTGACAATGTGGCGTTTGGGTACCCTGTTACAGTTCCTAACGTGCACAATGCCATTGGAGCTATTGATGGAGTTGCTAATCAAAATATTATTAAGATGGTTAGAGCAGATAAAGATCAAAGCTACACAGTAACTAATAAGGCACTTAATTCATCTAACGTGGCCACTTTAACTATCGGAACACACACTTTACAAGTAGGTCAGACTGTATCTGTTACTGGAGTAGACACCACATTTAACGGAACTTTTGTGGTGACAGCTATAACCTCTACAACTTTCTCTTACACTCTCGTAGCTGGAGCGGTATCTTCTACAGCTTCATCAGGGTCTATTACAGCGTTGACAGTAGGGGACATTATCTGTGCATCTAATGAAATACCTACACTTAACGAAATCGGAGGAAATTCCACAGGTGTGGGTAATTTGGTAATCAACCTTAGTGGAGGAATTACTAACTAACTATGTCACGCTATGGAATTGATTACTATGGTTTAGGGTATTACGGAAACAACAACCCTATTAAGTTTGATGCGTCCCCATTTACGGCGTCATCTGGCGCAGTGTCTACAGCTTTTACAGGTCTTAGTAACTACGGAACTATAACTCTTAATTGGAATGACCCAGGAGGAAACTGGGCTAAGCTTATAGTTGTAAGGAATACTTACGGCTTTCCGGTAAACCCATACGACGGAAATCAAATCCTAGAGGCTTCATATGGCAGCGACCCTACGTTTGTAATTGATACTAATCTTGTTCAAGGTGCTTTTTATTACTACAGCATATTTGTGTATAACTTAACACAATACACATGGAGCAATGCTGGAAACGCTATCGGTTTGTCTGTACAAGATTATGGCAATACGGACAAGATGTACAACTATCTTCCAGAGATATACAAGATAACGGATGTGTATACAGCCACCTCTGACTGGGATAACCCGGACCTAAGGGCGTTCCTAAGTAACTTCAGCTTTCAGTTGGATTACGAACAAACCATCGCTGCTCTGCTTTTTGATCGCTACAATATTCAAACCGTTAGCGGTCAGCTAGTACCCACTATGCTGAATCAATTTGGACAAGCGTATGAGCCAGCGATTAGTTTGCAACAAAACAGAGTTCTGTTAAGAGATAGCGTTATCTTGACCAAACAACGCGGATCTAAACAGGGTCTTGTTGGCTACTTAGAAGATTTTAGCGGTTGGGCTGTGCCATCTCCTTTGCCAAAATACACGTTTACACAGCTGTCAACAGGACAATACTCTGTAAACGCCCCTACCTCTAGCGAAGCACCTAACCCCAGTTTAGTTGGAATAACTACTGGGCATAACTTAATGCTCGACTACAACGACTCTTCCTTTGAAGAAAGTACGGGTAGCTGGGTATCCACAGACGGAACTGCTGACTATGACCAACTTCCAGTTATGCAAATACTTTCAGCGTCTATCACTTCAAACGTAGCAACCATCAATGTAAGCCCTAACTACAATCAGCAATATGACGTAGGAAATTACATAACAATTAGTGGGCTACCTTATCCATTATTTAACTCAACTACCCCTGTAACAATCACAGCCGTAACCCCTACATCGTTAAGTTTTGCTTTAACAGGTGCAAACATACCTACGTTGTCTGGCTACAACACCACAACGTCTTCTTACGGAACTGTTTCACCTTACCCAGCTCCTTGGTCTGAACCAACAGCCCCGTCTCTATTTCCTAATAAAACTAATGGCATTATTGCTGTATACAATTTATCTACAAGCCCACAGACAATCAATGCTTTTTGTGGGGATGACGCTCCAGTTATAAAGGGTGTACCCGTAACAGCAGGAACTACCTATTGCTTTAGCGTATACGCAGCTATTGGCGAAGGATCAACATCCAGAAACGTTACAGCAAAGATTAAATGGTTTAACCGTTTTGGCGCTTTACTTAGCACGTCAAGCGGGTCTTCTGTATCAGATAACACAGCAACATTTAACGCCTCTTACCGACCTTATGTTTCTGCTGCAGCACCTACAGGCGCTTACTATGCATGCCCTGGAGTGTCTATTGCATCAGTGGCAGGATCAGCATCTAATGAGCACCACTTCTTTGATGCAGCTCAGTTTGAAGTAGCAAGCACGCCATCATCTTTTGATGAGGCTAGGCAGTTACACATAACGTTACGCGCAAATAGAATTAATGAGCTTATTAACCCACACTTTGCGTCACCTATCACCCCGTGGGCAGCAACAGGCGCTAGTACAACAGTGGACACTACTGTTCAAGAACCTGGTACAGATATTTACACGGTTACCTACACAGCTATAGCATCTAACGTAGCAACTGTAACTCTATCTGGAGTGCACGTTCTTAAAGTAGGAGCTACCGTAAACATCTCAGGCATAACTGGTACCGGAGTAACCGCAGCTAACTACAATGGTCAAAGAGTGATAACCTCAGTATCAAGCACGTCGTTCTCTTACTCTGTAACTGCAGGGGATCAAGCCGCTAAACCTACAACAGGAACAGCTTGGGTTGCAGGTAACTCTCTTAAGCTAACTGCCACTGGAACATCTGTAACAGTTAAATCTTGGGACGGATCTACTACATCTCAACTTATGGGAATCTACTACCCACAGACCTCATATACTTTTAGTACGTACGCTCTAGCAAATGCTGGAACAGAGAATGCAACTGTAGCGATTGATTGGTACGACTCTACACACACGCTTATTAGCACCACTACAGGAGCTTCAACAGTTTGCACAGCAGGCACATGGGCTCGTCCTTATGTAACATCTACAGCTCCAAGCAACGCTGCATATGCCGCTGTTCAACTTAACTGGACAACAACAAGCGGCCACATCCTTAGACTGGATGAGGCTTTGTTTGAAAACTCAGGAGCACTACAAGGCTACTTTGATGGCAACGGATTTATCTATTCAGGTAACGCAACAGATTACTTCTGGGAAGGTGGCACCGTAAACGGTGGTCGTAGCCACTTCTATAAAAACCGTTACAACGTAGAGTATCGACTATACACAGAGACGTTAAGCAACCAGGTGCCTTTAGGAACAACCTACGCGTTATACCTGGGTCAACCACAGACGTAGTACAATCTGATCATGTTAAACCTATTACTAATTGGATTATCTTGCTCGTTCTTCTTGGCCGTCCTCGATCCTGCATTGGACTTTATCGCCAACTTTATCGGGGGACGAGCGTCTCAAACTTTTGCGTCTCTTCTAATAGCCACCTTAAGCACATGGCTAGCAGGGAACTTTGGCGTTAAGCAGTTCGTACTTTATACGGTAGCTGGGGCTTTTCTGGGCGTGTTCTTGTACACGTTGGTAGAAAAAATTGCCAAGTACAAGGTGACTGTTTACCAGTCATAAAAAGTGTGGTAGCGTTTGCCTCCCCTAACAAGGAGGTCCCATGGACAAAGATTACATACTGGTGGTCGGTAAAGGCACAACCAGTCGCGCTAACCTAGAAGCGCTTATGGAAGACTATCTTTATGCACATAAGACAGCTATTGTCTTATTACCATTTGAAGGTAGACCTACTCAAGGGCAGCAGTTTGCAGCCCAACTAGCTAAAGACAAATCTATCGACGTAATCGTATTTAACAACAAAGACGATGCGCCAGGAATACCTTCCTGTACAGTAGTTGAGAGCGATAAGCCTCATGAACTGGCGGTTGAGTACATGATGGGCAAAGGCTCAGCCTTTTTCCTATGGTCTGACGAAGACCAAGATTGCTTAAACACACTCGCTTACTGCAAAGACGCAGGTGTACCTTGCTTAGATCTGACTGACGGGCTGAACGCCATCAAGCCAGCCGATAACATAAAGGCTGAAGAAAAAATAGTGACACCTGAAGCCGAGAATGAAACGGTAGATGGACCTGAGGAAGAGCCTGAGGAAGAACTTGAAGAGGATGACGAGGAAGAGTCCGAAGAGTCCGATATGTACGAAGATGTCTATTTTGGCATAGAGGCACTGGCAAAGATGATAGCCAAGGCTGTAGTGGACGAGATAGATGCCCGTAAATCGCCTAGTAAAGGCTCTAAGAAGCCTTGAACGCCAGAGATATAGCTATCCTAGAGGAGTTCGCACTTACACCCTTCCCAGGGGGTGCCAAGGGCATTTCTTTAAAGGTGGGAGAAGGACGGGATGCCGTCCAGACTGCCATCAATAATTTAAAGAACGCAGGTTATCTGGAGACTACAACCAACGCCATGGTCAACGGCAGAGTCATCAAGACTACCCAACTTACAGCAGCGGGAAACCAGTTCCTGGAAACCCGGTCATACACTATATTGACCAAGTTGAATAGCAACTTATTACTAAGAGCTAATTCTCTTTTACCGAATAGCGAATCGAGTTCGCGGGAGGAGACACACGTGGAGTATTACGAGACAGAAGAAGAGCGCAATGCCGCGAAAGAGAAGTATCGTGCCGCCAAACACAAAGAGAAGATGGAGCACCACGAGGCTCGTAGAGAAGAGCGCATGATCCACCGTTCTATTCAGAACGCGGTTAACTGGAGCACAACTGACTCTACGTTTGAGTTCGCAGAACAGATGCATAAGATCTGGCACATCCAACCTTGGAAAGTTACTCGTAGCCGTTTTCGCTACGCTCTTGCCAATAAGCGCAAGGAGTACAACACCAATGGAGAAGTGGAGCGCCAGATGATGCTTAGCTTCTTTGCCTCTATCCAGCACGACACCAAACTTAACGACGGCGAGATTGTCTGGAAGAAGTTCATCCTAGAGTTTGACCGCTTGCATACTGAGTACGAGCAGTCTATGGTTACACCCGAAGAGATGGAGCAGATCAAGCTTGATGCTGAGAAGTCATGGGAAGGTTTTTAATGTTTAAACTAGAAGCTGTAAAGATGCGTAGACGCACTTGGATCCAGATGGCAAACATTCCTAAGGCTCGCATCGGTTGGTCTCTTTCTGATTGTAAAGATGTAGCACCAGAAGATATGGTCAAGGTAGAGCGCTGGCTTAAAGGAACTGCCGACGGAAAAGTAATACGTGCTAAGAACAGCGTTGTGTGCGGTAAAGGCCTAATGCTGTGGGGTACACCTGGACTTGGTAAGACAACTCTTGCGCTCTCTGTAATACAGCAAGTGATGTTGGACTTCACCATGTCGCAACTGGATGTTGCCGATGGCCGAACTCTTATTCGCCCATGTTACTTTATGACCTTCAATGATGTTTTAGAGCTTAAAGGCGCAATGATCGACGGCCCAACAGATGATGAAGAGGTTATATACCAAGGCATGCTTGGCGAATGCTTAAACGATGCATACAACATTCGTGTACTGATCATCGATGACGTAGGTAAAGAGCACGCATCTCTTAGCGGTTGGCAAAAGAACATGTTGCATCATGTGTTAAGGACACGGTTCAACAACGGATTGCCTACCATTGTTACTACCAATGTAAAGAGAGAGGATTGGGCAAGTCTTTACGGCGACGCTACAGAAAGTTTTGCTAACGAAGCGTTCACGTACTTACCAATAAGCTCTGCAAAGGGTGACCTAAGAAAATGAAAGAGAACAAATTGATCGACTTGCGCTTAGTACAAGTGTTCCTCAGTAAAACGCAAACCCCTGGACCAGGAATCTTTGAGGTATCGTCTAATGAAGACGGCGTTCTGTTCTGCACATGCCCTGGGTATAAGGCTCGCTCTTCTTGTAAGCACACTAAGTTTGTATCTGCTCGTACAAGCACCAACGATGGGCATTACCCTCTAGAGATCTCTAGCAGGGCTACAGATGAAGACGTGTTAAAGGCAAAAAAATCTAACGACGCCTTTCGTGACTTCGTTATTAAGTTTGGAAAGATAGAGGTGTTCTAACTTGCGCAACGGGGACATCAGTAATGAGCTCCCCAAAAGAATAGTAGTGACAACAGACGTATTCTTATTATCGGAGCTCAAAGTAAAAAAACGGTTCAAGGTTATCCCTGTTCCGGAAAAGAATCAAACTATTAAACGAGAGATACTTAGTTATCTCTATCTGTTTACATCTCGTAAGGGTATAACTCTAGAGATGGCGTCTTTTGATATGGACGAAGAACAGCTGTCTATATTAAACGAGATGCTTGACAACATGGGCACCAATCCATTTAGATACTACACGGCGTACAGTTCAGTTTCTCAGTTAGTTGATGAGTTACCTTACCGCCCAGAAATACTAGGTGTGTTGGATAGACCTGATAGACTACTAAGATACGGACACTGGGGATTGGATATAAACGGACTATGAACAACGAGGCAAAATTACTTAGTAAGGTTATTGAAGACAGAGCCTTTGGATATATTGTTGAAAAGGGTGCAAGAGAAGAGTGGTTTGCAGATCCCTCAGATAAAAAGATGTTTCGGTTTTTGCATGCGCATTACAGCGCGTATCAAGAAACCCCAAGTATGGAAGTCATCAAAGATAATTTCCCTACATACGAACTTCTACCTACTCTAGATAGCACTGATTATTACTTAGAGCAGTTGATCTCTAATCAACGTAAGATCACTATTGTAAACACTGTTGGCGGTGCTCTTGATGCTCTTGATAAGTTAAAAGACCATGAAGCGGCTCTTCAACGCATTGAACAAGGCATTATTCGTATTGAAGAGCAAGGACTTACTCGCTCTAACGATATGGAAATTACAGAGGCTGCTCGTAAAGCTAAAAGAGATTATGAATTTAGAAAGAATAACCCTGGGCTTTTAGGTTTGCCTACTGGTTTTAAGACTATTGATGACGCTACCTCAGGCTTACAACCCGGTCAGTTGATCGTTATTGTTGCTCCTCCTAAAACAGGTAAGTCAACGCTAGCTCTACAGATAGCTATTAATAGTCACTTAGCTGGCAAAGTTCCCATGTTCATGTCTTTTGAGATGAGCAACTCAGAGCAGACTAGTCGTTACTTTGCTATGCGTGCCCGTATCAGCCACCGACGTCTTATGACCGGAACCTTGACTCCAGATGAAGAGTCTAGGTATCTAAAGATTGCTTCTAGTATTGAAGACAGGGATGACAGGTTCTGGTTTGTAGACTCAGCTAACGGTCAAACTGTTAGCTCTGTGGCTAGCAAGATCCAGTCTAAAAGTCCAGACATTATCTTTATCGACGGAACCTACCTTATGATTGATGAGGTTACTGGAGAATCCAATACGCCTCAGGCTATTACTAGTATTACCCGCTCACTAAAACGCTTGGCTCAAAAGGTTAACAAGCCTATTGTCATCTCTACCCAAGCACTGACTTGGAAGATGAAGGGCGGCAATGTAAGCGCCGACTCTATTGGTTACTCCTCTTCTTTCCATCAAGATGCCGACGTTATCTTTGGTCTACAGCGTGAAGACGAAGCTATTGACGACACTCGTCTACTTCGTGTTATTGCAAGCCGTAACGGTGGTCTAAGCGAGGTCTCCTTGATTTGGGATTGGAACACAGGCCAGTTCCGTGAAGTTAGTGATGAAGACCTATGACCTTCGAAGACATGGAAGATCAGTTAGCTAACTTAGGTTTAGAAATTATTGACTCTCGAGGCGACGAGATTAATAGCTATTGTGCTGCCCATGAAGAAAGAACTGGTCACATAGACCATAACCCGTCATGGTGGATCAACGCTGACTCAGGAGCATTCATATGTTTTTCCTGTGGTTGGAAGGGCAACATCTTTACTTTAGTCAAGTACATAACTGGCGCGGACTTAAACAGCGATTTTAAGAATGATCCCGCTTACATGACTGCTAGGTTTAACCGACTCTTTAAGGAAAAAAAGCCTGTTATCGAGGAGCCTACGCATATGACTGAGTCTATGCTCAGCGCTTTTACAGAGGTTCCAGAGCATGCTTTAAAAGCTAGAGGCTTAACCGCTGT